AATCTGTCTCACTGGGGTTTCTTCCATGGTGTGGTATTCGATGCCCGCAAGGGCGAGATACTAGGCATCTGCGGTCTGTCCGGAGCGGGCAGGTCTGAACTGGCCAGAGTGCTGGTGGGGTTGGACCCGGCAGAGATCGCTGACCAGGCGCGGATGATCATCGACGACGCGATCGGCAACACAGGGCGGAAGCCTCGCCTCGTCAAGGACATCCTTCCCGGACTGTTGGAGCGGATGACGACCGACAAAGTGTTCGTCCCGTCGCCGTGGCCGTCGCTGAACGAGAAGATCGGCGGCTTCCGGCCCGGTGCCGTGTATGTCGTTGCCGCCCGCCCCGGGGACGGGAAGACGGTCCTTGCCGGACAGATCGCCGCGCTGCTCGCTGAGGAAGGGTTCGTCGCTTTCTCCAGCCTCGAGATGACCGAAGAGGAACTCGTCGCCCGACTCGTGTCCGAACGGCTCCTGATCAACGTGGGGCACGTCAAGGACGCCCGAATGAACGAGTTCGACTGGCGCCGGTTCCACGCCGGCCGGGCACGCCTCGAGGACATGCGGATCGCGATCGACGACAGTTCCGGGGTTTCGGGGGCTGAGGTGCGCGCGTTCGCCACATCCGTCTCACGCACTCTCGGGCCCCTGTCCGGGGTTGTCGTGGACTACATGCAGCTGATGGTGGCGCGGGAAAAGATGGACCGGCACTTGCAGGTTGCCGACTTCTCCCGCCGGTTGAAGATCATGGCGAAGGACATGCAAGTCCCCGTTATCGCCCTCTCGCAACTGAACCGCAACAGCGTGTCGTCTGCTCTCGCCGTCCCGAAACTGTCGGACCTCCGCGAATCGGGGGCCATCGAGCAGGACGCCGATTGCGTGTTCCTGTTGCGTCGCGAAGGTGAGTTCCCAAACGAGGAACTAGTGATCGATGTCGCGAAGAACAGGCATGGGGAAACAGGAGAGATCCGTCTTCGCTGGGAGGGCGCTTACTCCCGGGCCGTCGAGTGGAATCACCGTGATTCTGCGGAGGATTCGTAATGATGTTCGATACAATTAAGTCGACCCCGGGGAGTGCGCTAACACTCAACCCGGGGCCTAACCCAAGCAATCAAGGTCTAGTTGATTGGAGGGCTGCGATGCAGTCTACTCAGTGGCTTCCCATCCCCGGATACGAAGGTCTCTACGAGGCCAGCGACGACGGGCGGGTGCGGTCTGTCCTCCCCCATCCGAAGGGGCGAACGCCTGCGCGGCACGTTCTGGCGCAATCCGTTCATAGCAACGGTTACGCGAACGTCGGACTGCGAAATGCCTCTGGACGCAAGGTCATCGGCGTTCATCGCCTCGTGGCTCTGGCGTTCCACGGTGCTCCGAACCCGGGAGATGAGGCATGCCACATCGACGGCAACAAGCTGAACAACCACGCGAGGAATCTGCGGTGGGGAACGCATGCCGAGAACGTCGGCGACACGGTCGCGGCGGGTAATCACTTCAGCTTCGGGCGCACGCTCACTCACTGCAAGCGGGGGCACGAGTTCACGCCTGAAAACACCTACCGAAACGCGGGCCGGCGATCCTGCCGAGCCTGCCGGAACAACGCGGCGCGCACGCGCCGCAAGGACACATGGGAGACAGAACGATGACGGATATCAAGGATGGCGTGTTCGCTCAGGTCAGCGGCACGGTCGGGCGTACAGCGGATGGCCGGTTCACGATCGAGGTGAAGAACGAACGCGCCCAATACCCGGACTACGTGACCGTGTGGGGTGCGGACTTCCCCGTCACCCAGGGCGACCGGATCGTCGTGAAGGGGTGGTTGTCGTGGAAGAAGACGGAACGCAACGACAAGGTCTACGTCGATGTTTCGCTGAACCGGCCGCAACTGGTCACGCATGAGCACGGACAGGCGCCGGCGGCGGATGAGTGGGCTTCGGGGGGTGAGCCGTTCTGATGTCTGTTGATGTTGTGGGGTTGCGGGCACTAGCCGAGGCAGTCGCGGTAGAAGGCCCGTGGGCGATCTGGCATGACCTGGACCACCAGGGGTTCAAGACGGTGGGCGATGCCGAGTCGTACCGGCAGATGCTCGCGCATGGTGAGGCGGAGGACTGCAACCCAGTCGCTCACGTCTACACGGACCCGGATGCCGAGTTCATCGCCGCCGCGAATCCGTCCGTGGTGCTTGCCCTGTTGGCCGAGATCACCACACTCCGAGCCGAGAACGAACGACTGAGTCAGATGCGCGAGCGGTGGTCGGCCACGATCAACGCGCCGGGATTCGAGGCGGCGGTAGAGGCCGAAGTGTCCGCGTATCACGACGCCGCGTGCTTGTACCGGCGTCGTGCGGAGACGGCGGAGACCGCCCTTGCTGACCGGGACGCACGGATCACGGCCGCGCGGAAGGAACTGGGCGGCTACATCTTGCAGGAGACGCAGGACGGCGGATCGGGCGATCCGGCCGTGGTCCGTGCAGATGACGTTCTGGCTGGTTTGCATGACACGGATGGCGGCTCGTGCTGGTGCGGTCCGCGCGTCGTGGATGTCCCGAGCGCTGTTCCTGTCCCGCAGGACAACCCCGAGCACGACGAAGAGTGGGTCCTGGGAATCGGCAAGCGCAACGAGCGTGTCTACGAGGCGGTGCGTGAAGAGAGCGGGCTCATAACCACGAACGCATGGGCGAACGCGCTCGTCTGGCGAACGGTGGAGTTCGTGCTCGATGTCCGACCGAAGAACGGAGAGAAACCATGACCAAGCACTACGTGAAGATCGTCGGATTCGCGTCCGGGGAAGCCGTCCAGACTCTCGGACCTTACGAGAGCGAGCGGCAAGCTGAGCGCGCCGAGTCCGGCGTGAACCGAAATCTGGCTCATGAGCACTTCTACACAATCTTGGAGGAATCGTGACTGATTCGGCTGGTGGTGTTAGCCCGACCGCACCCGACGAACACGAAGAGACCACAGACGAAGCGCTCTGGGACTTCGCAAACGACCTACTCGACGCATGGAACATCGAAGACACGAACTCGCCATCCTTGATTGAGGACTTCCGGGATCGGTTCGTCGCTCGGTTCCGGCCTTCTCGTGAAGCGAGCACAGAACCCCAACCCATCACCGACGCCGACGTGGAAGTGGCAGCGCGCGCGATATTCGCGGAGGAGCAGTGCGATAAGCGACAGAAAGCGACGCCTGAATCACTTGCCGAGAACTGGTCGAATCGGCTGAATGAACGCGACCAAGGCGAGTACAGGGATATCGCCCGCGCTGCTCTCGAAGCGGTGGAGGCTTCACGGTCACCCAAACCCACAGAACACACGGAAGGAAGCGCGTGATGTGTATCGGCAAGGCACCTAGCTGCGGGGTTCACAGCCTACTGATCCGGCATTACCGTCCCCTCCGCGCCCCGGCTGTACACGGGTTTGACTGGTACGCGCCGGGATGCCACGCCTGCGATGCGCTCGCGGACGAATATGGCACACCGGAAGCGCTCGATGCGTCGATCACGTGGAACGGCGAACATCCGACTCCTGATGAGGTAGCGAAGATGCGCGACGCGCAAGTGGTCGGGGAGAAGCAGTGATGATCCCGGATGAGCCCGGCGTCTACATGGACCGGTGGGGCAACGTGTGGAGGAAGTGGCGAGACGGCCTTTTCTCGATGGTCGGAGACCGCGACCAACGGCCCGACCAGTACGCGCCATTCGTTCGCCTCTTCTCTGAGCACCATCCGCCCGAAGCGTCTCTCGGTGTCACCCGTGAGGACGGTACGAGATGAAGAGCCTGACCGAAATCAAACGCTGGGCGACGCTCCGATGCGCCCACTGTAGTCACCGATTCCGGTGGTCCCGCGACCCACGATCATCGTTCGGCAATCGTGACGGCAAGGTCTATCACGGTCCTTGCATCGCCTACCTGATCTGGCGCAAGAGCGCCGAAGAGCGGCTAACCGTGCTCGGGCTCGTCGCGGAGATATCCGGCCTTGGGGACCGTGAAGTCGGGGCAGTAGCCGAACTACGCGCTACCGATGAGAACGAGCGTACGGCGTCAAGTAATCGCGTCTGGCGCGTGTTCTACGACCTCAGGAAATCCGCCCCGCCCGCCCCTTCTGTTCCGGAGGTAACCCCATGACCGAGATCCGCGTGAAGGTGAAACGAACCACGGCCCCGGTTTTCACCTTGTTCCCGCAGGAATGGTGGATGGTGAGCTACGGCTCCGCTTTCACCGTCCCGGTAGCGATCGTCCCAAACCTGCCTGACGCGCACTACGTAGCCAGGTGCGCTGCCGCCAACCTCAACCGGATAGCGAGTGACTCATGACCGAAGAACTGTTGACCGCAGTCGACACACTCACCAAACCCGAACACCGGCACCTGGCGCAGAAGGACGACTTCGGGAAGTGGATCAAGGTCCACTCCGTCACCGACCCGCCCCTGCTGCAACGAATGCATGACGCCGTCCACCCGTCGTCGAACAAGAACGCAGGGTCCGCATCATCCGCATCGACCCGGTCGCCGGCCGATCTGGATGCGATGTTCGAGTACGCGAAGATGACATCTCAGATTCGCGACTGGTGCCGCATTCAACGAGTCCAACCCACCCGGGACGCGATCGTGGACCTCAGACGCTGGTACGCCTCCACCCTCGCGAAGCCGGTCCATGAACCGTTCTACGCACGCCAACTGACCCAGTGGGCGATGACCATCCGCAACCACTTCGACCCCCCAGAGACGTTCACCGCCAAACACCCCTGCCCGATCTGCGGAGCGAAGGAATGGGGGGACGCGATCAACGGCGGCGACTCATGGCCCATAGAGATCAGATACCGGAAAGACGAAACCGATCACATGGTCGACGAGATCGCACTCTGCCGGCCCTGCAAAACCGTGTGGGTTGGGCATGCTGCCGTATTGGAGCTCGCGGAAGAGATGGACGAGAAGGCGGGATGATGCTTGACGCGGACGGGACAGAACCGATGAACACAGAACCACAACACGACCCGATCGCTCAGATCGTGAGTGAAGCGACAGACGCTACGGCCGCGGCTATGGATGAATACCTGCTCGGCATCTTCGGGACACGAGAGGACGCCGCCCGCTTCGCCCATCTGTACGTGCTCGAGGTGGAGCAGACGAAGGTGGAAGCGCTGACTGAGGTGGGCCGGGGAGAAGACTCATTCCAGGTCCGCGCATCGACCCGATACCGACTGCGCCCGAAGACAACTGAGGAACTCGAAGCAGACGGACACGCCGAGAATTACATCGGTGTTATTCGCCGCGAAAATATGACAGAATGAAGACGCCTCGGTGACGTATGTCTACCGAAGACCCAACGGCCACGAAAGCCCCGCACCCTCACACGGTCGGGGCTTTCGTCATGTTCCGGTCATGGTCGCTTGACTTCCCCCAGTCGCGGCGTAACCCGGTGACAGGCACCCAGGATGGTGCCGAACTGCCCACCCCAGGGCCACAAACGCACGCCCCCAACGTGCCACACAGCGCAGCCGGGCAACCGTGGGCGCTACGGGCTGAATGGAAAGGCCCGGGGAGTTCCTGCGATTCGTGGGGCCCCGGAGGGTGCGTCTCATATCGTGGTGTCACTTCCCACCGGCTCTTCGTCGTCGTTGACGTAGAGGGGCCATCGTGGGAGACCCAATTGTTCCGCCAAGAAGCAAGAAAGTGATCCCACGATGACCCACAACCAGTCTGCCTTGACGACCCTGATCGGTGAAGTCCTCGCCGATCCTGATCTGGCCCACTCGGACGTGTTCCGTCGGATGTTGCAGGCCGGGCTGCAGGACCTGATCAACGCGGAAGCGACCGTGAAGATCGGCGCCGCCCCGCACGAGCGGACCCCGGAGCGCACCACCCGTCGCAACGGCACCCGGCCGAAGGCGCTCGCGACCCCGGCCGGGGAGGTTGACCTTCAGATCCCGAAGCTGCGGGAGGGGTCGTTCTTCCCCTCGCTGCTGCATCCGCGGAGACGGGTCGATAAGGCGCTTTACGCGGTGATCTGCCAGGCGTGGATCGACGGGGTGAGCACCCGCAAGGTCGACCAGCTCGTCCGTGCGTTGGGCAACGACACCGGCATCTCGAGGTCGACGGTGTCGAGGATCTGCGCCGAGATCGACGAGGCGGTGCACGAGTTCCTTTCCCGCCGGATCGATCACACCTGGTTCCCGTATCTGTTCCTGGACGCCACCTACCTCGACGTCCGGGTCCGCGGCCGCGTGATCTCGCAGGCCCTCGTGGTCGCCACCGGGGTGAGCGGGGAGGGGCGGCGCGAGATCCTCGGGATGGCCCTCGGCGATGCGGAGACCACGGACTTCTGGACCGAGTTCCTCCGTGGCCTCCGCGACCGCGGGCTGCGCACCGCGACCGATGCCGACCCGCTGGGCGTGACCCTAGTCACCAGCGACGCGCACGCCGGCATCAAAGCCGCGGTCAAAGCGATCCTGCCCGGAGCCGGCTGGCAGCGCTGCCGAGTGCACTTCGCCAGAAACGTCACCCAGCGGCTGGGATCGGCCCGCTCCAAGCCCGTCAACGCGCTGATCTCGACGATCTTCGCGCAGACCACCCCGGAAGCGGTGATCGGCCAGTATCACCAGGTCACCGACAGCCTCAGGGGCTCGTTCCCCGAGATCGCCGCCATGCTCGAGAACGCCGAACCCGACCTGACCGGCTTCGCCACGCTGCCCCGCGAGCACTGGCAGAAGGTCTGGTCCAACAACCCCATCGAACGGTTGAACCGGGAGATCAAACGCCGCGCGGACGTGGTCCAGATCTTCCCCGACCGCGACTCCGTGACCCGCCTGATCGGCGCCGTCTTGCAAGAGCAGCACGAGGAATGGCAATACGGCGAACGCCGCTACTTCTCCGACGTCTCCATGCGCAAACTCGTCCACATCCTCCACGACCACACCGAACCCGCTCGTCCCGAGCTGCTCCTGACCGCCTGACCATCACCCATCAAGGAACAACCGCAGTGACACCACAAGACGGGACTTGACC